TTTTTACCAGCTTTAACTTCTGGTATGGCTTATTATTTAAGTATTAAACATGCACCACAAAGAACTCAAGAATTAAGATTATTTTATGAAGATGATTTACAAAGAGCGTTAGTTGAAGATGGACAAAGAACTTCTTTATTCATTTCTCCTAAAACTTACTTTGGGGATGGTCTATAATGACAACGTATTCGTCGGGTAAGAAATCCTGGGCTGTATCAGATAGATCAGGACAAAGATTTAAATATATTGAAATGGTTACCGAATGGAACGGATCCTTCGTGCACGTTTCTGAATACGAGCCTAAACATCCTCAATTAGAACCTAAAGTTCCAGGAAATGACCCACAAGGTTTACAGAATGCAAGACCTGATAGAGTTGAACCTGCAGTTGTTGTAATATTAGGAACTAATCCTTTGTATTCTGAAACAGGTAGTTCAACAATTGTTGTTACTGATCCAGGACATGGAACTAAATTAGGAAGCACTGTTGTATTTACAAATGTATTACCAGCTAATGGATTTACTATTCCAGCTTTAACTACAACAAAAGGTTTTACAATTACATCTATAAGCACAAATAATTATAGTTTCAATATGCCAAGCACTGCAAATGCTACAGGATTTTTTGGAGGAACTAATGTAAGTATTGGTCCAGCAGCAGTTGCTTTACCAGAAAACCCTTTTGTTATTTCTAATGGAAGTTCTACAATTAAGGTTAATCAACCAAATCATAGAAGAGCGACAGGAGATATGGTTGTATTTTCTAATGTAAATGCATTAAATAATTTTAATTCTAGTTCAGGATTTGTTACTTCAGTTCTTGCAACTACAACAGGTTATAGTATTACAGTTATTAATTCTAATAATTATAGCTTTAATGCTTATTCAGGAACTGCTATAATTGATGGTGTTATTGGAGGAGGATCTGTAACAGCACAGACTATATAATATGAATTACGGAGAACTAAGAGATCAAATTAGAAACTATGCAGAATTATCTGATAATGGATTATCAGATTCAACAGTTGCTGTTATTGTCCAAAATACTGAAAATAGAATTTACAGAGAAATTAATATTGATGCTTATAAGCTATATGCTTCAGCTGTAACAATTACAGGAACTTCTACTATTTCTGTTCCATCAGGACTTAGAAATATTAGATATGTAGAAATGATTAATGGAAGTGGAACTGTTTCTAATTTATTAGAAAAAGATAGCTCTTATTTAGCTGAATATAGTCCAACTCCTAATTCTAGTACTTATTGGGCAGAACCTAAGTATTATGCCACTTGGAACGAAACTACTTGGTTTGTAGCCCCTACCCCAGATGCTACTTATACAATTAATATTGCATATTATAAACAACCTGCTACTATTACATCTAGTACTACAAGTACAAGTTATGTATCTGTATACGCTCAGGATTTACTTTTGTATGGATCTCTGGTAGAAACATATAAATATATCAAAGGGCCTGATAATATGATAGCTCAATATGAACAATCATATCAACAGGCTAAACAATCCTTTGGTGTTGAGCAAATTGGTAGAAGAAGAAGAGACGAGTACCTTGATGGTGAAGTTCGTATTCTTCCTCAAGGACAACAACAAGGTTAATAAGGAGTTAACATGGCAAATATAGTACCAGATAGTTTTAAAAATCAACTGTTCTTAGGAACACATAATTTCTCATCTACAGGTGGAAATACTTTTTATTTATCTTTGTACACAACTGTGTCAGGATTTTCTACAGGAACTACAAATTACATTACAACAAATGAAACATCAGGAACTGGTTACACAGCCGGTGGAACATCTTTAACAAATTTAGGATCAACTGTTGCACAAAATATTGCATTTGTAGATTTTGCAGATGCAACTTTTTCAACAGCTACAATTACAGCTTCTTGCTGCTTGATCTATAATACAACTCAATCTAAAGCCGCAGTTGTTATTTTAGATTTTGGTGGAAGCAAAACTTCAACTAACGGCGACTTTACTATTCAGTTTCCAGCAGCTAACTCAACAAGCGCAGTTCTAAGAATCTCTTAGTAATTTTGCCATAAAAAATTATGGCTACAAATACCTACTGGGGTTATTCATCTTGGGGTTCAGTTAATTGGGGCGGTATAGCTACTGATGTAACTGTTTGTGTTGGTGGAACTTTTCAACCAACTTGGGGTGCATCTACATTTGGTACTGGTCCTTACAGTGCTGTTACACCTGATCCAAATTTACAATTAAATATAAATGCTCCTGAAACTCAACCTTGGGGTTATGATGCTTGGGGTATTGATACTTGGGGAGGTTTAGTTGCTCCTGTAGTTGTTGTTGCATCAGCAAATGTTGCAGTTACAGGAAATTCAGTTACAGTTCAAACTGGAAGTTTAAGTTTAATTACTAATAATATTATTACTGTTTCTGGTAATGCTCTTTCTTTAGCTACTGGAACTTTAGATTTTGTAACTAATCAAAATATACTTGTAACGGGTAATCAAGATACTATAGCTACTGGAGATGTAGCAATTGTAGCTAAAGCTAACGTAGTTTTATCTTCAGCAGAACTTGGTATATCTACAGGAACAGTACAAATTGCAGGTAAAGCAGTTGCTACTTTAACAGGTGAACAATTAACTTTAACAATTAATGATGCAACGGTATCTACACAACAAAATATATCTGTATCTACTAATTTATTAGAATTTTTAGTTCAAAATCCAAGTATAAAAGCTAATTCATTTACTGAATCAATTGTTGGTAATGAATTAACCTCATCTACTGGAACAGTTACATTTAAATTAGATCAAGTCATAACTCCAACAGGTTCTTCTGTTCAAGTTGCAACAGGAACAGTTATTATTGCTTTACCAACTGTTGTAGAAGCAACAGGATCAAGTGTAACTGTATCTATTGGTACAGCAAATGTTGTTGGTAAAAATTATGTTGATGTAACTGGTAACCAAGTTAATTTATCTACAGGAGATGTTACAACTTCTTCCGGAATTTATGTAACAACAACAGGATCAAGTGTAACTGTATCTTCAGGAACACCTACAATTAGTTTAGGTTTAGGAGTTACAGCAACAGGATCAAGTGTAACTTTATCTACAGGAACACCTACTTTATCTACTAAAGTTAATTATGAAGTAACAGGAAGTCAACTTTCTACTGAAATTGGAAACTTTAATTTAATAACAAATAATATACTTGCAACTACAGGAAACTCAGTATCCATAAATGTTGGAACTGTTGGAATAGGTATTGGAGTTCCTGTAACAGGAAATCAAGTAAATATAGGTGTTGGAGATGTAGTAATACAAACTCAACAAATTATTCAACCTAGCGGAAGTTTATTGACAATAGGAACAGGAAGTCCTATTGTATATGGCTGGGTTATAATAGACCCTACAACAGGTCAATCTTGGTCTGCAATAGATCCAACTACTGGACAAACTTGGAGCACTATAAATGCTACAACTACTCAAGTATGGAATACTATAAATGCTACTACAACACAAACTTGGAGCACTATAAATGCATCAGGTAGTCAAACATGGGTTAATTTACCATGATGACAAAGCCTTAAAAAAATGATAAGGAGAATTTAATATGGCAAGTACGTTTAGTAATTTAGGTTTAAATCTTCAGGCAACAGGTGAAAACTCAGGAACATGGGGTGCAATCACAAACGTTAACCTACAAGATATTGATTGTGCTATCAGTGGTGTTTATACACTTACTGTAACAGGAAGTACAACTTTAGCATTTACAACAAATTCATCATCAACAACTTACACAAACGAATCAGGAAGAAATAAAGTTATTATTTTAAATGGTTCATTATCTGCAACAACAATTACAATTACAGTTCCTAACATTGATAAAGATTATATTATTGTAAATAATTCAGGTGGAACAGCTACAATTTCTTCTGGAGGTTCTACAACTGTATCTGTTGGAACAGGAACTAAAACATATTTATATGTAGATGCTGATACAACTTCAGTTTCTACAGCTTTTACAGATCAAGTTAATTCACCAGGTGGAACTTCTACTAACGTTCAATATAATTTATCTGGAGCTTTTGCAGGTTCAACTAATTTTACATTTGATGGTACAACTGTATCTGCAGTAAATGTTTCTGCTTCAGGAACAGTTTATGCTGCTAACCATGTTGGAACAACTGTTACTGTTTCTGGTAACATTACAGGTTCAACTGTATTTGCTACTAACTTAACTGTATCTGGAACAGCCACTGCTACTAATTTTGTTGGAACTAATGTAACAGTTTCAGGAAATATTACAGGCTCAACTGTATTTGCTTCTAACGTAACTGTATCTGGATCAGCTACCGCTGTAAATTTAGTAGCTACAAATGCAACAGTTACAAATCTTGTAATGTCAAGCACAGCTAATATCTTATCTCAAGCAGCCATAAGATTCCAAGACACTTCAGGTGGTGAATATGTAGGTCTAAGAGCCCCTGGAACAGTTTCAGCTAGTTATACTTTAACCTTACCATCAGCAGATGGTACAAATGGCCAGGCTTTACTTACTAATGGATCAGGTACTTTAAGCTTTGGAGCAGCTGGAATTACAGCTGGAAAATCTATTGCATTAACTCTAGTTTTCGGATAATAATCAACAAGGAGAATAAAATATGGCTAATCCAAATATAGTATCAGTAAACTCGATATACGGTAACACAACTGTATTTGCTCTTACTACAACTCTTACAAATGTTCTTTTAGCAAATGCTACAAGTTCAGGAAAAGTTTACAAAGTAGAATCTATTATGGTTGCTAACGTGACATCAGCAGCTACAAACGTTACAATACAAATTCACACAGCAGCAAATGGAACAGCAGGAACTTCTTATGCATTCGCTAACGTAATTTCAGTTCCATCAAGCGCAACTTTATCTGTCATTGATAAAAATAATACTTTCTACCTAATGGAGAATCAATCTATCATTGGTGGAGCTAGTGCTAACTCTTCTTTACAAGTAGTTATTAGTTACGAAGATATAAGTTAATCGGAGGTTCGGGCTATGGCAAATGGCGGAATTATCGGACCAATTAATGATCCAATCATACAAGCTAATAGCACTGTAACATCTTTTACATCATCAGGAACATTTACAGCTAGAACAGGTCAACCTAGTGTTGATTATTTAGTTGTTGCTGGTGGTGGAGCGGGAGGTAGTGGTAGTGCTAATGGTGGTGGTGGAGCTGGAGGTTATAGAACAGGTACTGCTTTTTCAATTTGTTCTTCAAGTCCATATCCAATAGTAGTAGGAGCTGGAGCAAATAACTCTTCTGGAACAAATTCAAGTTTTTCAACAATTACATCAGCAGGAGGTGGTAGAGGTTATTCTAGTACACCTTCTAGTCCATCTTTAGCTGGAGGATCAGGAGGTGGAGCAGGTAGAAATGAACCAAGTGGAACTGCTGGAGCAGCCGGAAATACTCCACCAGTATCCCCACCACAAGGAAATCCAGGAGGAGCTAATTTAATATCAGGACCAAGCACTGTTGGAGGTGGAGGAGGTGGAGGAGCTTCTGCAGCAGGTGGAAATGCAGGTCCAGGTGGAGCAGGAGTCGGAGGAGCAGGTTCACCAGTAACATCAATATTTGGAGCATCACCACAACCTTTTTATGGACCAACATCAGGAGTTTACGCAGGTGGAGGAGGAGGAGGTGCTGAAAATATTCCAGCAGGAGCTGGAGGAACAGGTGGTGGTGGAGCAGGATCAAATAGCTCTAATGGAAATGGAACAGTTGGTACAGTTAACACTGGAGGAGGAGGTGGTGGAGCTGGTTTTGGGGGTTCTGGAACAGGTGGAGCTGGTGGTTCAGGAATAGTTTTAATACAACAACCATCTTTTCAATTTGCTTCCGGAGTCTGGTCAATTAATGACGCATATAATTACAAGAAAGCCGGACAG